CATGGAATTAGAATTGTTATTCTTTGCTGGGCATTATCAGTAATGACTCTAGGTTATATGGAACGTATAAGACTAGACACGTTTGCTGCTGGCCTCGTGGGAAATATTGCTAGTGCGTATGGTGTGTCTGTAAAAGGTAATAACGGTAATGGTAAGAACAACAAGAAACCACAGAATAAAGCTAATATTGTAGATAATAAAGACACAAATGTAGGTATTAAATGAAGAAATTAGTTTTATTATTTTTCTTGTTTGCATCACCAGCATATTCAGAAGTAACTCCTACTTGGAGTACTGGCTCTAGCAACCGTACCGAGAATACAACTCAAACCATCACAAGAACGATTGTAACGGAGAAGTATGGTGCAGCCATAAATACATGGGAAGGGTCAAATATAACCGTTACATCAGCAACTAGTGGTGGTATAGAAGCAACTGACGCTATATTTACACCAACAGACAATACAACAGATTGGACTTTAACTACAACCACCAGAGCAGCAAGTCAAATGATCGAAAAAATTACACAGAATGATGATATTACGACCACATCTGTTATTACTAGCTTGTCTGTGTTTAGTCAGTAATTCTGCAAGAGCGGAAGGTGATACTGATGTTGTAGCTCAACCTAATGCTGTTGGTAATTCAAGTATTATCAATCAGAATATGAATATAAATCAGGGTGCTACAAGTAAAAATCAATATGGTAATTTAGTTTGCTCTCAACCTTCTATGAGTTTTACACCTTTTTATACAGGTAATGATGCACAGGGTGAAGAGACTTATAGCATTAATGAAGGATGGGGGTTTCAGATGTCGTTTATGGTACCTTTAGGATCTAATAACCAAACGTGTTCTGATTTAGCAAAAGTAAAACTAGACCTAGCCAGAGAAGAGTTAAGCAAGCAAGTGCATGATAAGCAGTTAGTGAGAGTTTTGAAGTGTTCACAACTCCACGCAAGTGGTTATATGATTAATCCTAAATCAAAGTTTGCTGGTCTTTGCAGTGATGTAATAAATATTAGAGCATTTGTAAAAGCTAATCCTGAGATTTATTCTTCAAAGAAGCAACCTCCTTCTTCAAAACCTTAGTAAATATCTTTTTAAATATTTTTTTTATCTGTGCTACTACAGCCTGTGCTGCTATACCACCAGCTACGGTAACAACTGAAGCTGTACCAGCAGCCACAACCGAACTTGCTATTACTTCTGGGGCTGGGATTGGAAACTCGCCCACAAGAGGTATATTGAAAGTAGCTACAGTTTCTAATGAAGTATCTTCTTGGTTTTGTGGGAGGTTTAGTGGTATCTTCTCTGGGTTTATACCTTGCACTTCCTCGCCTTCTTCCTTTTCTTCTTCAGAAGTCTCTTCCTGATCTGCCAACCCCGACTCTACC